GTCGTTTGTTCGAAGCGACATGGAAGGTAAAGGCCGGACCTATGATGTCAAAGATCAGATAGCGTTGGCGAGTGTCACAACCATACTAGGAGAGACAAAAGACAAATCGTTTTTGAAAGAATGGCGGAAAAGAATTGGCGAAGAGAAGGCCAAGAAGATTGTAGCGGACGCCTCGAAACGCGGAACGTCGATGCACCATATCATTGAAGGGTGGGTATCCGGTCAACAGCACTTAGATTTGACTCCGATTGGTCAAAACGCTCATAGCATGGCAACACAGATCATAAAAAATGGTTTAAAGGACCGTCTAGAGGGGTATTATGGTATCGAGGCCCTGATGTATTACCCTGGATTGTACGCTGGTAGTGCTGATTTGGTCGCGAAACATGATGGTGAGATCACGATCATTGACTTCAAACAGACGAATAAACCCAAACGTGAAGAGTGGATCGAGGATTATTTTATGCAGCTATCGGCTTATGCTATGGCTCATGACTATGTTTATGGGACCTCTATTGACAAAGCGATGATTATGATGTGTTCCGTTGACAATTATTATCAGGAGTTTATTATATCAGGTGCTCAGTTGAAGCATTATAAACATGAATTTTTAAGGAGAGTCGATCAATATTATGGCAATTTCAGTAGCACCTAAACTTCTAGGACCACTTCTTATTGGTGGTGGTATTACACAATCTAATCCAGAAATGTTGAAAGGTTTAATGCAAACCTTTAGCTCTTCTCCTTTGACACAAATACTCAAGGCTAAAGAAGAAAAAGAAGACGATAAAGATTACACTTCTGAAGAAGCAGAAGAAGCTATTGGAGAGAGACAAGAAAAGAAACGTCAATATTTTGGTCGTATTAATCAAGAAAAGATCAAAGAAGCTTTGAAACGTCGAGGATTTGAAGGTGATGAGGATCAATTAGAAATTGTTTCTGGTAAAATTCTAGGTGATTTTGATGACACTGAAATATCTGATCAAGAAGCTGATGACATGGCATCTAGTTATTCTGAATTTGAAGGTTTAACGCAAGAAGATCTCGCAGATATGTCAGATAAAAACAGAACTTTAAACGCCAAAGGTGGCATGATTGATCGTCCTCTCTACGATCGAGCGTAATGCTTAAATTTTTTTTGGTGGGTTGGGTGTGTTTAGGCCAAGGTGTTGATTACAAATGTGTTCGCATGGCCTCTGAAGTCGTTCATGATACCTACGAAAGTTGCAACGAATATTATCAATTAGTGGCGACAGATTTGGCTGACACAGGGGCCGAATTAAATTTTACTTGTGTTCAAGCCGGATTAATAGAAGACGTTTTATAGTCGAAAGACGACAGAGTGAATACTGTTGTTAAAAATTGACTAGACTTCTATAAATTGTATTACCATTATACACGAAATTACCTTCCTGTTTTAATGCCTATCGCCTTTCTATGCGTATTTTAGCATACCTGGTGTTAAAAATCAGCAATTCTTTTCTCTTGACTTTTTGATAGAACATGGACCATGAAAGGAAATTACAATGACTAAACTATTAAAAGCTTTAGGTAACTTTTTTACCTTAGAACCCGACGTTGATAATGCTATGAAAGCATTTCTACAGGCTGAATATAAAAATGATTGGAAAGCTGCTTATGTTTCTTGGAAAGAAGAAGGCAAGCTTCCTAACTTTATCCGCAGAACACTATAATTGAATCGTTGTCAAGTACGGGAAAACCTTTTTTCCCGGCTCTTGACACGTGGACCGTGGGCCGTGGTAAGGGGAGATTTAGGAAAACATTTTTTTAAAAAAAAAAATATGGTCCCAACCCCCGGTAGTGGTGGTAGAGTGAGAAAACACCTTATTTTTCAATAATAATAGCACGATTTTGGTCTACCACGGCCGTGGTAGACGTGGTAGAGTAGATTTCAAAAAAGCTATATTTTTCAATACTTTTCAATCTCCTAGCTTGGCGTGAAGAGGTTTTTTATTTTACTAATTTGAAATTTGATTTACCTAAATTCTCCCTTATAGTGAGATTATGTTTAAGAAATTCCCTTGGAAGAAATATAGAGTTGAATGGTTGGACATATCAGGAGAGACAGGCTGGGGTTCTGAAGATACTATAAGAAAAATGGAACCACAGGTGGCTACAACAGAAGGATATCTTTTTTATGAAGATAATGACAGGGTCATTACTTTTGCAACTTACTACTATAACGATGAAGAAGGATATACTTTTGGAGATAGAAATGTATTTCCTAGAGGTTGCATTAAAAGTATAAGAAAAATTTAATCTTCTATTGGTTCTACAATTTTTAATTCTGTAGGTTTTTTAACCTTATCTTTTAAACTTTCTACGTCCTCATGTTCTAACAATAATTTATTATCCTCTATAATCTCAGACAATCTAGCTTCTAATTCTCTTTCGCTAAGGTCTTCTAATTTACCATGCTTAATAATCTTTTGTTCTATGTATAGGCCGGCAGCTTTACCCCTAGCTACTTCTGCATTAATTGCTGCAGACCAGGCGCCCTTCTCCCTAGCTTCTTCTCGAAGTCTAGCTAATTCTGTAATGTGAGAACCATAATCTACTCTATATTTTTCTTGTAGTTCTGATCTAATCTCATCAATATATTTAACAACCAAAGGAAACTTCCTAGGGTTGCGCAGCTCCGAAGCTCTTACATGTGCAGAGCCTTCTGCATAACCAGCTTCGATAGCACATTCAGTTGGAGACTTACGTCCTTCATTTGTAACTAGCAGTGTTGCAAATTTTGTTTGTTGTTCTGTTAATACTTTAGGTAAACCCATACCCTCTTATAGAAAATATATATTGTAAAAGCAAGTAAATTGTGATATTGATTTACTCGAAGTGAGGGTCTTTCTTACTATGTTCCTCCTAAACTACATTGTCTTTTTGCTCTCACTTCACACTTGAAAGAAAAGAGGTAAGTTATAATATGAATACTATGACATTCAAAAACAAAAAAGAAGAAGAAGAGTTTCAAGAACAACTTAAAGAAGCAATGGAAATTCTACAAAAACAAGATGTTCATTTTTTTAGAACGGAGCATATACTGCCTATATTGCAATCTATGAATCAAGAACAATTAGAAATATTTGAACACTTAACCGGTATCAATAGACAAACCATACATTAAAGATGTCATCATATACAACTAAGGCTTTGATGCAGGTCCTAGAAAAATTCTGTGAAAGTCCTGTTGGTAGCCATGCAAAAGTACAAATGGTGATACCACAAGGTAGAAATCCTTTGCAACGTGAGTTCAATATCAAAGAAATTAAGTTGGTAGAGAACCAAATTATCGGTGCAAAAGAGAAATATCGTATGTTAATCCTAGTGGAGTAATTACTTTGAAACCAGAGTCAGCCTTCTGGCTAGAAACGAAAGAAAAACTTAATACATTTTCCCTTATAAGACTAGAAAGTTGGGCATCTGCTGGCATTCCAGATATACTTGGTTATGGTGATAAGCGTGGGTTTTTTACCATTGAGTTAAAAGTAACAAGTAGTAAGAAGATACGGTTCTCACCCCACCAAATAGCGTTCCATTATAAGCATCCGAAGGATAGCTATATCTTAGTCAAGACCCTCGCTCCACGATCCGTGAAACTTTATCCAGGGTCCGCGATTCAAGAGCTTGTAGCCTGTGGGCCCACCCACCCGCCTGTGGCCGAAGGCTGGGATGCTTGCCGCCTGTCGCTTGACGCTTGATGCCTGTCGCTTGTAGCTTGTAGCTTTTCTATTTTCAATTTCAGAAGAGGGTGACTCCGTCTTACTGGCCTTATCTCTTCGAGCTTGGTATAAATGCGGGGTTCGAGGCAAATGCCTTCAGCCCAGCTGGGGTGCCACGTGTGAAATTCGTCCATCTGCGAAAGCTCCAGTTGCCGCGCAAACGGCTGGGGGCGTACAGCCCATATGTATAGGAAACAATTCTGCCGGGACATTGTAGGACCTGCGGAGTCATAGCTAAACGTACCAGAAAATCCCATAATGTCAAACTTATTTTTATCTTGACAATCGAATGCTTGCCGCCTATGGGCCCACCCGCCCGCCTGTTGCTTGATGCCTGTCGCTTGTGGCTTGTGGCCTCTGCCTAATAATTCATGAAAAAAATTTGGTGGTTCACCATCCCCTTTGGGGATGGTGAACTGCGTTCTAGTGTTTGCCATAAGATACGTTTTGGATCTTCTTATCCCAGCATGCTCTACAATCTTTGCATTCGTTCCCTTGTTTAGGCGCCGGACAACTGGCCTGAGCTGTTGTCACGGTTGAGGTCCAAGGCCAGCTCTTTGGAGCCGGCCCGTCAACTTTCGTTGCGGATAACCTGATTATCAGGTTATCCGGGACCATACGCGGGTCGATTGTAGAAAGGATACCAGCCTCACGTGTTGGCAACCAGTGCTTAACATCTGGCGTTAACTCGCAAACCTGGAAGATCCGCAGCAAATGGTCCAGTGACTGGACGTCACCGGAATCATGCCAGCGAAACTCTTTCTTCTTTGAAACTTGTATTAAATAAACCATCCCGTGAATCCAGTTTGGATTGTTCATTGTGGCCTGGTACCGGCGTTCCAATGCTTCTTTTACATTGCGGAATCGATACCTGCCTTTGAGTGCATAGCATCCATGGCACACGGAGCCCGGAACCTTTACCAGCTTAGCGCCTACTTTGCAGCGGGTCGCGGGTATGTTATAGGCATATCCGGGCATCTTGGAGGGCTTAGACAACCCCCCGGTGATTTGATTAGCTTCTTTTTTGTTCATTGATTTCTTGGTTATCTGTTTGAATAATTTCTAGAAGCAGCATATACAGCCCGAAGCTCTCAATCTTTGGCCAGGGTTTTTTGCTTTTGCTTCTCATTTCTCGAACTTCCTCCGCAAGTTTGCAAATTCTAGTTCTTAAATTCATATGTTGTTTTTTATAATTCATCTTTAATCATCCTTTCTACGAATAATTCTAGCATATTATGGGATAGTGTCAAGCTTGACGCTTGCCGCCTGTGGGCCCACCCGCCCCAGCTTGCTGCTTGACGCTTGCCGCTTGTATCCCATCAATAATGTCTTGTGCATGCCTGTGGTCTACCATGTACTGGTTACCAAACATTGGAGCCCATTGCACATGTTCGTCCCACCAGGCCTGAGCTGTATCGTCGACCGGGGCGAACCCGATCAACGAACCGTGATTATTTATTTGGAATTTCAAAACATTCCTCCATGATGTCGTCAAGGTAAACGCTGCCCATCTCATCAAAGAACCCAGCATCTGAGCCTTTGACATCCATTAATACAGCATGTTTCCATCCTTTACCCTGGCGCGGTGACTCAACCAGCTTGGCCCGGATAGGGCCAAGACCATTGTCGATGTAATACCAAGCGTCTTTCTTTAGTTCTTCTTTGTTCATATGTTTTTTACCTCCGGTAAAACTTCAAAAGCGTAACCCAGCTGTTTGATAGTGCGGCGTGCACCATCGGACAGCGTACGACTGTTAGTTAAGAAAGCAAAAAGTTTTGAGCTTTCGCATACTGGATAGACTAGGTCTTGTCCATATACATTTCTAATTTTAACTTTTAATGTTTTCATCTTTTTATCCTTTCTAACTAGTTTATAGCATTTTCTGGGACCAGTGTCAACAGCTCGCTGCTTGCCGCCTGTGGGCCCACCCGCCCCTACTATCAAAAGAAACAGGAGGAAACAAATACACAAGAACCCCCTGTTCCTTTTGTGTCAAACCCTGTCTATATTAAACCCTTCAGGATCTGACGACTGCGAAATTGTCAAACGCAGTTCATAGCCCCCTAGGGGGCTATGAACTAAGCTTGGTTTTGTATACCAGATACAACAAGTGTATCTGGTTTTCTTCTATTGTTAGCCATGGCTTTCAACTGCTCTAGTCTATCTTCTGATACAACTGCAAGATTAGTTGAAATATTATCACCATTAACCAAAATACTTTCGTTAATATCTGACCAATACTCTTTAACTTCATCTAAGAATTTAGCCTGATCTATAACTGTGGTCATGGTGTCTTGGTTAGTCTTACAATATTCATAATACATTCTATGACATTGTATCAACTCAACTTTGGATTGTTCAAAATTTAAAACAAACTCATGTTGCCAATCCTGTATTGCGTAGGCTCGGCTATGACAACCCCCTGTATTAACAACCTCAAGTGAGAAAGGGTTATTGGCTTCTTTACCATAACCATTAAATTGGCTAAAGTTTTCTTGTAGCCAAGTGTTATTCTTACTACTGTCGGTGTTGAGAGTAGGGTTGCTTACACCACCACTTACGTGATTCTGACAACCAACAAAAGGGTTTAACCCACTTGCCGTTAGTTTATCGTGATTTAGAGCACAAGATAATTCTTCATTCAAATCGAAGTTTATTCGAGTTTCCCCTGCGTCCCCAGATTGCACATTCTGTAAAACGAAACATGCGTCCATTGTTGTAAAGGTAGTATGATAACTTCTATTGCTATTATACTTTCTCATTACATCACGATCTGCTTTTGGGAATCGTTCTTCTACTAACTTCTTACAGATTTCGTGAACATCTGTTTGAGTAGAAAAGAAACGAGTTTGAGCGTCGATTAAATTGTCTTTCTGCTCACAGGGAGTTTGAAGAACAACTTTCCAATGCTCTTTTTTAAGTGCTGATCTTTTAGCACCATTTAGTCTTAATCTATCTGTCATCTTTTATCCTTTCTAATAAAATTATACATTAATTAAGTTTGGAAGTCTAGCGATAGCTTCATTCATTTGTTCCATGTATGTTTCCATACACATAGCTCTACAAAACAAAGCGTGTGAATTAGGATTGTTCGGAAACTCCCAAACAACTTTTTTCTCATCTTCACGATACTCGGAACCAAATTGGCTTGTCGCTTGTAGCCACCTGTCTTTCGAAGTTTTGCCAACTCTTTGATCAAAACCACGACGCCAACCATTACCACCACCATAAGCATACTGACCAACAGTACGCCCACAAGTTTTACATTTTCTTGTCATTCTTTATCCTCTCTACTGATTTGAATACAAAATAATAATAACAAAAGACATGCTAACCCAAACAGGGTTAGCATAAAGATTAAAAACAAATGTTCGATCATTGTCTAACTTTGCTTTTTAGTTCTTGAGGAAAATATCCTACTATTGATTTGATATCGTTAGCCATTCTATAAGACTTCTTTTCAACATCATAATAAGTAAGAGATAAACCACCATTTCTTTCTTCTAGTTTGCATTTGTCATCTTGCCAAATTCCTGTTCTAGTAATTACCTTTCCATGTTTTTTAGCAAAATACTTAATTTCAAAACCTAAAAGATTTTTTAACTTACCTTCTAATTCTTTAGTATCTGACATTATCCTTATCCTTTCTTGTGGGATATTCTAACAGAATATCCCACAAAGTCAAATTCAAATATTTTCTTCCCACACATTACAAAATATGTGGTAAGTGTTTTCAGTCTTTGAAACGTCATTGACGATAACAAGACCTTCTTTCATCTTTCGAGCTTCTTCAGCACTCTTGAAAGATCCTTTTACAAAGTAGTTTCCAAACCTTGTTTTTTCTAATACGATATATTCAGCTTTCATTGTTTATCCTTTCTGATAAATACTTTACCAGAATATCCCACAATGTCAAATTATTTATTTTATTTTTTTTTAATAAAAAGTGTTGACAGAATATCCATAAAGTATAGGATACTAAATATGTTATCAACTACTCTTAAAAAAGTGACAGACAAGAAAGAAGAAATTTCTTTAAAGTCTGCCCAAGAAACAGTAGGTGGATACGTTGAAAGAGTAAGATGTCCAGACGGAACTTTCTTACTAGTTAATGAGGAAGGCGTAATTTACGGACTTCCTGTCAACGAAGAGGCATCAGCGATTGCTGGTCAAATGATCGTTGGCAACGTCATTCACTTTGCTAAAGGTTGCGGTCGCAACTGGGGCTAAAAAAAACTTTAGTCAACCCCTTTTTAGGGGTTGACAACTGTGGGAGATTATGGCATAGTCTTTATAAGTTTAAGGGGGCAACTTCGAGCGATCTCTCGCGAAGCTCTGCCCCACAAAAAAGAAAGGGAAATATAGAAGAAACTGAGACTAAATAGATTGCAAGCTATTTAGAGGCGATCTGACTGAACAATGTCTTTAAGTCAGAGGCATAAGGTACACTTGAGATGAAGTATGGCCAAATGGCTGAGGTACTCAAGGGTGGTTCGAGTAGATGGAGAAACAGTTCATCTGACCAACCGAAAGTTGTGGGTGAGAAAACTAATCCCACGATTGCCTTCAGTTTCTTCTACATTTTTATTGACAGATTATCCCATAAAGTATAATCTGTTTAACAGAAAGGATAAACAATGGGAAAAGTTAAAGCATATCTAATGGATTTAATGGACGAAGCAATTGCTAACATTGGTAATTATGAGAATTTTCATGAATGGGCATCAGCTTATCCAAGATTACATGAAGAAGAACTCAAAGAATATTGGGATGAGTTCTGGACTGACTACATGTTCGAAAACCCACGCACTAATTAATCTTGTACCGTAGGCAACTACCTGTTGCCTACGGGCCCACCCACCCCCAATAGAGGTACCAGACCCTTGGCAAAATTTGCTTGAAACCTATGGGCCCACCCACCCTTTTTGCAAATAGATGTAACTTATATACAGACATATATAGTTGATTTTAGATACTTAATGGTGTTAAATTCATTTTGAAACGATGCAATTAGAAGGAATAGATATAGACATCAACAAATTACCTGCGGAAGCAAGGAAGGAGTTTTTACGTTATAAAATAAAACTCGAAGAAAAAAGAAAAGAATCTGCAATCAGAAATGATTTTATGTCATTCGTGAAGTATGTATGGCCAGATTTTATAGAGGGGTCCCACCACAAAATAATGGCTGAGAAGTTTAATAAAGTGGCCAGGGGCGAATTAAAAAGAGTCATTATCAATATGGCCCCCCGACATACAAAATCAGAATTTTCATCCTACCTCCTGCCATCGTGGATGATTGGAAAAAATCCAAAACTAAAAATTATTCAAGCGACCCACACGACAGAGCTCGCGGTCCGCTTTGGACGAAAAGCGAAACACTTAATTGAC